TCGATTTGCGCAACGGGCGCGGATCCGAATTCTACTGTTCGCAGGTCTTATGACCATGAAAGGGTTGAGAGAATGGACGAAAGCCTAATGGCAACGTTGAAGGGTCTTGGGTTGCCGGAGGGCATGACCGACCCGATGCAAATCATTGTTTACCTCGCAGGCAAAGCGGCGGGCCAAGCCGGCTCTGACGCGGCTCCGATGGGGCAAGTCGAATTGATGGCCGACAAGAAGCCCGAAGAGGCGATGCGGGCCGAGATTCCACCAACCGAAGACACAGAGAAGAAAGTCGAAGCCGAAGTTGCAAGACAACTCAAGGCCCACGACGACCGACGCAAAACTATCGTTGCTCACTGTACGTTGGCTAAGCTTGAGCGAAGCTTCGCAGACTCTTTGGTTGACGATCCATCCGTGACAGTTGAAATCGCTCAAGAAAGGATCATCCGAAAGATGGCTTCTCAACCACTAGGCGGGGCCGTCGAGGGCTCCAGTTTCAGCGTGACCGAATCCGAGCATGATAAGTTCATGGCTCAGGCTTCGGCGGGCTTGGTTCAGCGATGCTACCAAGGCCAGATCAAGACTCAAAGGGCTCCAGAAGTTCAAGGCGCGGAACACTTCCGCAATCTTGGGCTCTATCGGCTTGCCGAGGCTTGCGTCCGGCGAATGGGCGTCAACCCAGAGCGACACAACAAAGGCGATGTTGTTCGAATTGCGATGGGCCACCAGGGGACGATGGATCGATTTAACATCCGTCGATCCAGCGACGTTTACCACACAAGCGGATCGTTCTCCAGCCTGCTTTTGGATGCGGCCAGCAAGACCCTTACGGCGTCTTACGTCGAGGCCCCTTACACTTGGGACCAATGGGTGCGACAAGCTCAGTCGGTTGATGACTTCAAAAACATCAACCGAATCAGCCTTGGCGAATCGCCAAACCTTGAGGTGGTCCCAGAGGGCAAGGAATACCCAGAGGGCAAGGTTGTCGACCAACGCAAGTCGTACAAGGTCGAGAAGTACGGCAAGGAATTCACCGTGACTTGGGAGACGGTTATCAACGATGACCTCGATGCCCTTTCCCGCATCCCGGCGATGCACGGATCGGCGGCTCGGCGAACCCAGGAAAAGGCGATCTACGACGTATTCCTGTCGAATCCGACCATGCCCGATGGCGTGGCTCTTTTCTCGGCTTCGCACGCATCCGGAACCAACCTTTCGGGCGGTGCTGGGGCTCCAAGCAAGACGACCCTCGACAAAGCCTTTGAGGTGATGGGCAAACAGAAGGGGCTCAACAGCGATGTGTTCCTTGGGCTTACCCCGTCGATCCTCTTGGTGCCTTTGGCCTACGCAGGGACGGCATTGGAGCTTGTCAATTCGACGGCTTCGGTCGAGAGCGAAAAGAACAGCGGCGTCTCGAACCTTTACGGTCGCGGCGGTGCTCGACAGTTGCGGGTTGTTGCAAGTCCATACTTGGACGCCAATAGCTCGACCAACTGGTACGCAATCGCCGACAACAGCCTGATTGACACGGTTGAAATCAGCTTTCTGAGCGGCGAAGAATCGCCTGTCTTGGAGTCTGATTACAACATCCGAAACGATTCGTACATCTACACGGTGCGTCAATCGTTCGCAGCGGCGGTTATCGAGCATCGCGGCATTTTCGCAAACCGTGCGTAGTGTCGATTGAAATCTAGCCCCTGAGCGATTGCTTGGGGGCTTTTTGGGACGGCAACAAAATTCACAATACAGGAACATAAGAACATGGCAGGCAATCGAGACTTCAAGAACTATTTTGATGACTTCGTTGGGGCAGCGGTGACCATTCCGACCTCGGCGAACATTGCGACCCCCTGGACCGTTACGGTTACCGGGGCGGCTCCTCCTACGTCGCAGAGAAACAACGACCGTTTGGTATGCACCCTGACAAGTGCTAGCCAAATCCAGATCCTTGGCAACGCTCACGGCGATGCCCTTGGGTTTGACATCGACGACGTTCAGCGGGTTGTTATGCGGGCTCGAATCGGGGCATCGACTTTTACAAGCGGATCCACCTTGGTATTCGGTCTCGGGTCGGCTCGAAACGATGCAGCCGACGACGTAGCGGCCAATGCTTGGTTCCGGATGGAAGGGGCCAACAGCACAACGCTTGTTTACGTCGAGACCGATGATTCGGTACGGGACAATAACGACGTTTCGACGGGCGTTACCCTCGGAACGACCTACAAGGAATTCGTGATCGACTTCACTGGCGGCAAGTCCGATGTCAAGTTCTACATTGACGGCCAGCGGGTTGCAGCCTCGACGACCTTCGATATGTCGAGCTACTCGGCAGGCCTCCAGCCTATCGTTCAACTTCAAAAAGCGGCGAACACAAACGTCGATGTTTTTGAGTTGGACTACATCGAGATCGTCGCGAAGCGTCAGTAATCGATGAGCCTTCACGATACCATCATCGAGGATGCCAAGAAGGTTTTTGCCAACCCGCAAGACTTCGCCGAATCGATCGTTTACTACAAAAGAAACGGTCGGTCGAGGAAGATCAACGCGGTAGTCATTCGCGAGGCCCTTGGCATCCTGCCGGAAGATGGTGACGTTGTTTATCCAATGTTTGAGATTCACGTTGCTAACGACCCTTCCGAGGGCATCGCAAGCGACGAATTGAACCTAGGCGGCGATCAATTGGAATTCTCGGATCGAGTCGGCCAGCCACCAAAGCGGCATTCGATCCTAAAACTACTTAGCCACGATGAAGGGATGTTGATACTCGAATGCCGTTAGCAGTCGTTGAGGAAATCGCTGTTGTCTTAAAATCGCGTCTCGATGCGATGATTGACGACGCTACGTACTCGACGGCGATCAGCGAAGTGCAGCGACCGAATCGATTTGCCAACTTTACGCCAGTCCACAACCAGATTGTCCTCACGCAAGGGCCAGCCGAGCGAGTGCCTGACTTGGACCGACCCGGCAACCCTCCTGCCAACGCGATGCGGCAGACGTTCAACATCCACTGCCATATCATGCAGGATGAACGCGGGACCGAAACGATTGACGAACTATTGAACGCATTTCACGCCGACGTTATCAAGGCCGTTTGCAATGGCTCTAGCACTTGGCACACGTTCGGCGGCAACGCAATCGATGCAACTTGGGGCTCTATTCAATTCATCGCGGCAGACGGCGGGATTGACGGCTTGACGATCCCGCTACAGATCACTTGCCGCTACTCCGAAGATGACCCAACGGAACTACGGAACTAATGATTAGCGTCACAGTCGATCAAGAATCATTGCGACAGATGCGAGCCAACCTAGGGGCTTTCGGTGACCATTTGCCGAGGCATCTAGCAACGGCGGTAAACAGGGCGGCTAGGTCCGTTCGAGTCGAATGCGCTCAAGCCTTGGGGCCTTTGGTGAATCTCAAGGTGAGCAGCGAAAACAAGGGTATCGTCAAGCAATTCAGCAAGGCCAAGACGCTAAAGAAAACCATCAAGCAAAAGAACAAAGCGACCCCAAGCAATGCGGGCGTGACGATCGGACTTTGGGAGGGACATAACTTCCCGGTCAAGTATTTCGAGGGCAAAAGCTACAGCCGGATGAAACGCGGCAAGCGTAAAAGCCTCGGGGCTCAATACAAGTCGAGCGTAGGCGGTGGCTGGACAGTGGTTCAAGACGGATTCGTGGCCTCTCGATGGAGGGGCGATATTTACAGGCCAGCAGCGGAAGGGTCTCGCAAGCTTCTCAGGGTGCTCGGCAAAAGACCGGGCGATTTCTTCCGAGAGGGTAACATCGGGGAGATTGCAGGGGCCAAGGCACGCGAACGGCTACCCATTGAAATCAATCGACGGCTACGCGAAATCACACTGGCGGCAAGCGGAAAAATCAAACTCAGGGCATCAAGGGAACTAGGGCAATGACACTACTAAAACGCAAGCGGGTACTAGCAGCGAAGATTGAGACGACTCCAGGCACCGCCGAAGCATTGACGGCAGCGGAAGCCTCTTTCAACTGCTATGAGATTGCCATTCAGCATGAAATCGAGACCGAAGCCCGAGAGGGTCAAGGGTCTTTCGGGATGCGGGCATCGACCCCAGGCGGCTACAAGGGCAAAGTGACCTTTAAGCACGACGCAAGCTGGGACGGGACCGCAACCGAACCGTCTTGGGCCGATACGTTCCTACCGGCTTGCGGATGGGTCAAGGCCGGTCAAGTATTTACCCCTCGCACAGAGGCCCCGGGAAGCAACGTTAAGACGTTGACGATTGCGGTGTACATCGACGGCAAACGCAAGACCTTGCGGGGATGCGTCGGTACGTTCAAGATCAATTGCATGAGCGGAAAGACGGCGGTTGTTGAATTTGAGTTTGTCGGCATCTGGGATTCGCCTACCGACGTAGCAATTCTCGCGCCGACATACCCAACGGCCAGCCCATTGAAATTTGCATCGAGTGTGACGACCTGGAATAGCGTTGACCTTGCGGTGGAATCGATGGTGCTCGATTCGGGTAACTCGATGCTACTCAGGGAAGATTCGAGCGACATTTCCGGGTTCAAAGCGGGCTTGATTTCCAACCGCATCGTCAAGATCACAGGCAACCCCGAAGCCAAACTCGTATCGGTCCAAGATCGATACGGAAAGTATCTCGACCTGAGCGAACACGCTTTGACCTTCGACATCGACGGGCCGACCAACTCCAAGATCACAATCGCGGCTCCAAAGGCTCAGATTGTGGCGATCAGCGAAGCCGACCGGGAGAACATGGTTGTCGATGAAATCGAATGGCAAGCCAACCGCAACGGCTCGACGGCAGACCAAGAATGCTCAATCACCTTCGCGGCAGCGACCTAACACGGAGAGACCATGCCAATTTTCCTAGAGCCAGATCAGAGTTTCCCGGTCTGGTTGGAATCGGATAAAGACAAGCCCGAAGAGTCGAGACCTACGTTTTTCGTCCGATCCCAATCGATGCGAAACCAACGAAAGGTGCTCGAAGTGCTCGACGTTATTCACAGGCCCGGCGTCACGGTCGAACAGATTTTCAATGAGACTGTCGAGCAACTGAAAAAGGTACTTGACGGTTGGTCGAACATGAACGGCATCCCGTTTGGGCCTGAGGCTATCGAGGATGTTTTCACGTTGACGGAAGCTAGGGAACTGCTGAGGCTGGTTGCCTACAATCAGCGAATGGACACAACCGAAAAAAAAGGTTAAGGGTCGCGGCGATGATACGGCAAGGCATGCTTTGTCTTCATTGCAGCGACAAGGAGTGTAAGGACAGGGGGACCGATGCAGAGCCAATTGAAATCGAGTGCGTTGCTTGCAACGGGGCAGGATGCGACGAGTGCACCGAAGGCGTTTATCGCGTCGATGGTTGCCCAAATCAGTATTGCGGCGGGCTTACTCAGTTTGTCGAGTTGGTTGATTTGTTCGATGAGGGATTACCCCCTGTAGCAGGCGGTGCGTTGGATCAGTCAGCTAGTTTTATCGAGGCGTCTAGGCGGTTTAAGTCGGAAGAACAACGAGCGAAAGCGGAACGGAAATAAACCACGATGGCCGGCGACGCAATCAAGATCGTTATCGAAGCAG